GCCTCAAGCAACGCACCACGGGCCGAGCTGTAGTTGGTATCAGACCAGTCGTGGGACATCTGCTGCGCGGAAAGCCCGGTAGCCGAGGCGAAGTTGCGCAGGAACGATTTCTCAAACCCGGCGAAATTCGCGTTCGGACGCGTGGCGGTCACGGCGTTGATCTTTTCGCCCGGGAACAAGATCGGTACCCGCGACTCTCCAAGCATGGTTTTGCGGCTTGCATGGTAGTCAGTACGCTGGCCCTGGTAGGCCGACAAGCTATCGTCGTCACCCACCGCATCGGCCACTAGGTTGTGATCGAATGGGCTTTCGATGTAGGCCCCGAAAATCGAGTTGATCACCGCCGCGTCCAGCTCAACCGCGTCATACTTGGCCAACATTTTCATGCGTTGCAGGATCGGCGCAAAAATGCCGGAACCGCCCCGGTGTTGTGAGGCTCGGTCGTGGTCAAAGTCGTGGATGATGACCGGCCGTCCCCACTCCGTTTCTCGCGGAATCTCTTCCCAGGTTACGCTGTCGGCAGCGTTCCACCAGTCGCCTTGGTGCGCTTTGCGAATCCAGTAGGACTTGGCAGCACCAAACTCATCAAGCACCACGCCGCCACGCGATGAGTTGGAATCGAACTGCTGCTGGGGATTGCTTAACCGGTCAGGGTCGATCAGCTGCATCGCTGTACCGTAACGCGCACGCCCAGGGCCAACCCGATCCGGGATGTAGCAGGCCTGAATCAATGAGTCGCCATCAATCAGCTTGTGCCGAAAACCCAGACGCATCATCTGGGTGATGGTCAGCGACCGCTGTGCATCGCAATAACGTCCAGTATCAAAAGCCCAGGTCCGATAGTTCGCGCTAGCGACCTGGGAAAACTCATGCGCCCATGACGCATCAAACGCTTTTTTGCCGGTATAGGCCGCCAGCGCTCGCCAATCCGGCTTGATCAGCGGCCGGAAATGTCCGCCAATGGCGTTGTCTAGGATGCGGGTGACCGCACCCGAGGCCCAGCCATCATTGCGCACCAGATCACGTACCCGAGCGACAATGCGGTCGCGATACATGTTGAGGTCGCCATCTGGCGAACCCAGGTAGGGGTTCCATCCAGCAACGTGCTCACCATAAAGGTCGGCAGCGTCGTAGGGAGCACCACCTCCCGGTGCTAGCATTTTCCCCCTGCTCGGCCGTAGAGACTGGATCGGCTTGCCGTCGAGCCCAACAATCGATACGGGATTGGTCATCATTTAAACCTGAATGTGAGGGGTCGACGGGCCCGAGTGACGATGCCCAGCTGTTGTTGAAGCATCTGAATAGCGTTTGCCAGGTGAGCAATATTGGCGCGGGTGTAGGTGATGCTTTTCGAGCCATCGCCCTGGGTATACGCCGCGCTTTCAACCTTCCCGCCCGACGAAAGCAGCAGGTAGGCCTGCTGTGCGTTTTGCAAAGACACCAGTAACGACTCACGGGGCATGCCCGCCAGCAGACTGCTTGGACCGTAACCGCTCATGGGATGACTCCAGCTAGGCCCCGCAAAGCGGGGGAAATCTACGCCAGCCGGCTGGCCAACGTCCTTTTCTTGGTAGGTGTTGCCTGAATGACACGCGGACCACTGGCACGCTCATGAGCGCCTTCTTCTATGGCAAGCTCCGGCGTCTGTGGCTCAGGGCGATGAACAGGGGTCCCGATTGAGGCATTCACCTCTTCTGCACGCTTGTTTAACTTCAGGCCCATGTGCATAAGCCCGCATAGCGCTGCATACGCATAGACGCGGCAGTCGAGCGCTTCGTTGGCCCTGCCGTTTGGCAGCTCCCAAACACGGTAATGTTGACCGCCAGATGTTTTCCTTACGGATCGCTCTGCTGTCAGTTGTGCGAAGTAGTTGATGTCGCGACTGGCAGGAAAGTGCATATAGCCAGGACCCGGCTCCACCAGATGAAGCCTGGAACGAATCGAATCCTTGGCCGCGTTAACGCCCAGGATCACCGGCCGGAATGACGACTTGTTGCGCCGGCTGGGCGTCTTCGTCGGCCATACAGGAGAGCGCTTGCCACCAACCGCTGACTCGCCTTTGACCGCCCATACGCGACGGCCGAGGCGCGCCTTGGCAAACTCATAAACCTTTTGGGTGTGGTGACCGCCGGAGTCATGACACACAGCCATGACTTCAAAGCCTCTGCCGTCAGCCCGGAACCAGATGCGCCGCAAATATGCGTCCAATCGGTTCCAAGGATCAGGCGTTTCCAGGTCGCCCTCGATGACCTCGAAGTCAATCGACCAGCTCTCTTCGTTCAGCCCCCAGCCGACCACCTCGCATTCAAAGCGGTCGCCCTGGGTGTCGACGCCGACGGTTACAACGGCAACGCCATCAGGGACCTCTGCGCCCCACACTTCACAGCGGGCCGCCAAACGATCTTCTTGAAGTGCGCGATCTCCGCGATCCTCATAGGTTTCACCCAGCACCAGGTTGACGAAGGTTTGGCGCATAAGGGGGTCATCTTTTACCTCAAGCCATTCCGCCACCAGATTGCGCCAGGATGCGTTTACGAAAAGGCTGTAAGCCGCCCAGATGTGAAAGCCTGCGTGGCCTTTGAATTGTTTAGTTGCGCGCCATTCACCGCGTTCAACCATGTCCTCTTTATCGTCTTCTCGAATCACGCACCCGGTCACTTTGCAGGCGTAAAACACGCTGTCAGGTATACCGACGCCGTTTTCATCCTTATCCCACTTCATCCCATAAGGAGTGTCTGGGCCGCCCCACTCTAGGACTTGGTACGCGCCGCAGTGAGGGCACGGAACGTAGTACTTGCGCTGATCGCTATTGGCGTAGCTTTTCTCGATCCGGCTTTCACCCTTTACCGTGGGTGTGCTGCCAAGAATGATTTTCCTGTTCCAGAACGATTCGGTCCGTTTTATCCCAAGCTTGATCTGGTCGCCTTCCTTACCCGCGCCCATCACTGGATACCCGTCCACCTCATCGAACTTAACAATGCGCGCTGTGATCCGCCGAAAACCGCCAGGGCTATTGGCACCAACAAAGGAAATCGAAGCGCCGTTGCGGAAGATCCGCTTATTGATCTTCTGCCGAGCATCCTTTTTCTTAGGGTCGCCGACGATTTCGGCGAGAACCGGTGTATCACGCAGCATCGGTTCAATTTCAGTGACGCTGTAATCCTCGGCGTCCTCTACTCGGGGCTGAACCACCAGGATCGGCGAGGGGTCTTGATGGATGTAGTAACCGGCAACGTGGTCGAGGATCTTTGTGTAACCAACCCGGGCCGACTTTTGGACAGTAACCATTTCAACAGTCGGGTCAGTGATCGCATCCATGATCCCGATTTGATACGGGAAGGCATGAAACCGACCGGTCTGGGCACTGGTCTCGCGAGACAAGACCGCGTACTTCGCTGCCCATTGGCTCAGTGTGAGCTTCGGCGGCGGCTGGATGTTCCGACGGCGGGCAGACAACAGCCCGGCCTGCAACGCATCAAATCCTTCTGCATATCTACGCTCATCGCTTGTTGAGCCCATCTCCGTCACGGGTCAACTCCTCAAGCGCGTCAACAATAATGCCGTGTAAGGCGTCCTGTACTTCCTGTGCTGTTTTCAAACGGCTGATGCGGGGAGCGTGCTCCGAAGGTATCGCCAATAGGCGACTGCGGACTTTGGCGTATTCATCCCCCACCGCGCGGCACACATCCTCAACTGCCACAACCAAGCGAGCGTTCCGGTCGTACTCAAGCTGTTCGCGAAGTGCCAGGTAGTTTTCCTTTACCCGCTTGGCTTCGTCGAGATTCATGTCCGCGCCAGTCGCGATGAGAATCCGCGTGGTGGCCTGCTCTACAGTTTCGCCGGGCTGAATTGTTACCTGCTTCAAAGCGGAGGTAACAGCCGCAGTCTTCAGAAGAGGCTTGTTACCTTCGCCCGGTTGGGTAACAACATCCGAGCCGTCACGACGATACTTTGCGATCAAGACATTGGACGCTTCGACATCCAGCGAAATGCCGTCAAACACAAGCCAGCCGCGCTCTTTCCACTTTGTGACAGTCTTTCGGCTGACGTTGTGGAGCGCAGCAAATTCGCTTTGGTTCATGGCCGGCCTTGTTACCTGTTACCCAAATTGGAAAATTCTTTAGCTAGCGAAACAGCGCGGTGCGCAATGCCCTCGGTGCAGGAAGCCCCAGGAGGGACCCAAGCATGGGGGGGCTGCCTGTCCCGCCCATCAGCGAGCGGTCGCCAAGGCCTTGGCCAGCTCCTTACCGAACACGGCATTGAATCTACGATCCACCAGCGCCTTTGCTCGGCTTTGGTAGTTCAGCCGTTTGGTTACGACGAGCGAATCACCGAAGCGGATCAATAGCTTGAGGCGGCCGGTTGTGTTCGCGCCGCGCCGGACCTCACCACCTTGGCGGGATCGGCCTCGCTCCGCGCCTTTGGGTCGGAAGTACGCTCGCTGCCAAACACCATTGACGATGCCTGACTTCGTTTTTACCGGACCGATAAAGATATCGCTGCGTGCCTTCAACCGATCCAGCACCTTGCGTGGCAGCTGTCCGTATTGATCAAGCTTGATGTTCTTCGGGTTGAGGATCGCCTTACTGGTACCGGGCAATACGTGGTTGCCTCCGACCTCATACGGTTCCAGGTACTTGGCAGCAACTGGCTTAACGAACACCGTCGCTGTAAGCGTGTCCTTGCGAGCGCCCTGCATGCCGACAGACTTTTGGGTAAAAGGCCGAGGTTTCTTGAAGGTTGTGGCAATGTTCCCGATCTCGTCAGCCTGAACCTCTTTGGCCAAGGCCGTCAGTGCCTGCGCAGCCGCAAAGGTGATCTGCTTATAAGCCAATGCCGAGAGAGATTTAGAGATCTCTTTCACGTTGCTGCGAA